AGTCAGAATATCGATTAACGTTGCCTAATTCGGTGCCACTGATTAACGGCGATTTCGTTTTAACAAAGAAAAAAGACGGAGGCGATTGTAATGGAAATCCAAGCACTCCAGAGCCTTCTTGAGCAGGGAAGCGACATAGTAACTCTGGGGATTTTCTACTTAATATATACCCAGCGCCAAATCGAAAGAAAACTAACCGAATTTCAAAGAATCACAGATAGCCGAATCGCCGTTTTAGAAATGAAAGCGAGGGTGTCTTGATTGCTGGGCGAAATAACGGCGGTAATCGCCACAGTAAAATCCCTAATGGACGGCCTTCAATCGGCTAAAAATACTGCCGGAGACTTTCATGCTCTCGTTAATCGATGGGTAAAAGCTGAAGATAGTCTCCAAAAGCTAGAACTAAAAAAGCCGATCATGGATGTCGAAGCGTCTTTGAAGGTCCAAATAGCCAAAAAACAACTAATCACGTTCCAGCGCCAATTAAAAGATGCCCTGTATATGCAAAACATGGCATCCGATTTTAACGAGATCATGCAACGGGTCGAGGATAGCAAAAAAGAACACGCTAGAAGAGTGGCCCAAGCAAAGCGAAAAAGACTCCGAACAGTTAAGCTAATAAAAGAAATAGCGACTTACACAACAGTCAGCGGAATCATTTTCGGCTTTGCAATGGGCGGTGTTTATATATTTATAAACTTTTTTTAAATATCCGCTTATAGAGAGAATGGACGCGCCAGCCATTATTGGGGCCATTTTGAACGTCGGAAGGCTCTCTAAACTCATCCGGTGGATTGTTATGGTTCAAAAGTGGCAATTTTTGCCGCAAAGCATTTCGTTCCTGATAGACAATTCCAAAAGCGTGTAATTCATGCTCATTAAAGGTAACGCCAGTGTTTAACATAATTTTACCATTACATATTCTCACTGTTTTAAACCCTGGCATAACGCCAAGGGTTAGAACAACTAGATAATCGTAAATTACGTCGGGGATTTTTTCGGGGTTAGCGCAGTAGTGGCGGGCTGTACGAGGTGAAATGTTCAAAAGTTCAATTAGTTGTTTACTTGATATAAACGTTTCTAAATGTTGTCTTTTTATAGTTAATGTATTCATCCTAAATCATCCTAAATTTAAGTATTAAGAAAAAGATGGGCCTAACTATTTACATAAAACACATTTTCATTAATATAATCAAATTAAGCGAAAAAGTGCGCATAATATATAATTAGGTAAATTAAAAAAGCCGCCTTTTCGCTCCTAGTTTTGAAGGGAGAGAAAATTGGACAATCTTAATTACAGCCCATCGCCGCAAGCTTCAGCCGTTCATTTTGCGCTGAATGCCAGCCAGGAAACGCTAGAAAAATCGAGAAAGATCGAGTGGCGAGAATTGCCAACTCCAACAAAGAATCTCATCCTATCCCTTGTTCCGTGGTCACAACCAGATCGAAATCTAAGCCACGATTGGCAATACTATACGATCCTTGAGAAAAATCAAATAACCGCCGTTATACGAAATCTAAAAAACGCCGCCAGAAGCTTAAAAGGTTTCGAGATTTGACCAATTTAAAGGACACAAATCTAATTTTATCAGTAGATAACGATCCGAACTTTTTCACGTTATATGAACCATTAGAATTAAAAGTAAATGGCCTAGATCCTATTAAAGTAAGAAAAGGATTCAGAACCAATTTAGCCTCAATTCCTAGACCACTTCTTATGATATTCAACCGAAACGGCAAATCTCGCAAAGCCGCCGTGATACATGATTGGCTATATACAGAGCGATGGGAAACCAGAAAACAATGCGATGACTTATTTTATAAATGCCTAGTGGATTGCGGAATGTGGAAATGGCAAGCAAAAATTTATTGGTTTGGAGTACGGATTGGAGGGTGGACCCGTGGCCGCTGGTAGTTCGTTTGACGAAATAAATATGGCTGTTGGCGTACAGGGAGAAGATGACAGCCAAAACATAATTGACGATTTTTCAGGCGGATGTCCAACCGCCTCCCTTGGCCGCCTCGATGCTCATCCCATCGAGGGGGCCTTTTATTCGGATGAACAAAAAGATGATGAAAATAGATTGCAGTCACGGAATTCAATACGGCGAACAGTGCGAAAAATGCGCATACGATTTAAAAGAATTCATACGGAATAAACCCCAAGAATTTAACTTAAAACAATTTAAAAAAGAGGTAAGCGAAGAATATCCGAAAATTATATTGAAATACGATTGGGAGCTTTTTTGTAGTTTGACGTTCAGAAATCAGCACATAGTCGGACCAGAATTTGCGGATAAGCGCTTTAAACGATGGATAAGGGATATCAACTATTACATTTTTGGAAAGCATTTTAGAAGAAATAGGAAGGGTATTAATTGGGTGTGTGCAATGGAAAAACATAAAAGCGGGGTAATACATTTTCACGCTTTGCTAAATTCCGACCCACCCATTTATGAAATAGAAAACAGTATGCGCCACATTCAAAAACTTTGGTTCGAAGAATGCGGATGGGCAAACATACAAAAAATCAAAAAATCGGAAGCCGTTTCCTCATACCTCGCAAAGTATGTGACAAAGGGCGGTGAACTAACTTTTAGCGAGCGATTAATCGAGCGCAAAAGGGCGTAGGAAGTGACGGACTCGAAAGGGTCATTGCGGAGAGGCCAACGCCATCTGCAATTGCATAGCTCTAGCTTCCTAACTTGACGCTAGAGCTATGCCTGAAGAAAAGTAAAAATCTAAAACTAGGAGATGTAGTAAATGAAAGTTGAAATTGATAGTTCAAATGTAGTGTCAAAAGAACGTGAATTTGACGGAGAAATTAAAACTTTTTACGAGCAACGCGGATGGTTGTTTCTGGGCGAAGCCAAATACCCGACAGAAATAATTTTCGGCGTGGATGGGCCAAAGGGCTGGGCTGTTGGCATGTATAAAATAGATATTAGAGAAAGCATTTATTTTAAATATTCCAGCCCATCATTTAAAAAGATTTTAACGCTAATACCAGAGAGGGCCGACATTGCCAGCGTTAACTAGTCCCGCGCGGGAAGTTCATATTTTCATGATATGAATCTCCTAACCATAGGGGTCAGAAATGGCCCCTTTTTTTTATCAAAAGGAAAATAAATGGCTGAAACGATAGGATACACAACATGTTTAACCCCAACTTGTGAATCTGAAGTAGAAATAAAACAAGCAAGCAAACACGGCGGTTCAACCTTATATTTGCATTGCCCAAATTGCTCAATTCAATATTTACGCGGTAAAGCGGGCCAAGATTATCTCCTTAAGTGCATTGGCGCGGTAACAGAGCCAGAGCCAGCGCCACAACCCGATCCAATCCCGAACCCGCAATCTCCGATTACAGAAACCACAACCATAACTAGCAAACCAGAACCGGACCCAGAACCAGAAGCGGAGCCGCAACCAGAGCCGGAGCCAGTTAAAAAAGAATCTTGGTTTGGAGAAATATAGATGCAAATTAACCCAGACCTAATGAATGAACTAGCCGCCGTTGATGGACATATGGAACAAGGGACTCGTGAAATGAACGTGATATCACACCCTGGGACAACTTCAACTAATCAAGCACAAGCGCAACCAGCCGCCGCCAATGCAATTCCAGAAACCGTCCTCATTGCTCAAATGCTCCAAATGATAGGCCACGGATTAGCGGCCAGTTTTGGCGATCACTGGGCAATCAGTCAGCCAGAAGCAGATGCGCTCGCGGTGGCCTACGATCCGGTACTCCAAAAGTATTTACCGAACATGTCAATGTCGGTGGAATTTACGGCGGTCCTGACAACCGGGATGATTTTCGTTCCCAAATATATCGAACATAGGAAAACAAAAAACGATGGCAAGCAATCCGAATCCAAGCAAGGCAAACAGACACACTCTCATAATGGCAACTTCGGGAATGGGAAAGACAACCCTATTGAAAAACCAAATGATGTTAAAAAAGACGAGAGTCATATATTGGGACCCGAATCTGGATCACAAAGCGACAATCAGAGTGAAAAGCCTACAGCAATTTTACAGCCAGCTAGTCTCCCAAGCTAAGTCGGAAAAGGGACATATATCGATAGCCGTTTCAATCGATAGAAATCAGCCAGTCGTATTTGAGAAATTTTGCCGCGTAATCTGGGAAGTATTAGACGGGAATAAGGATACCGTAATCGTCATCGAGGAGCTCGCAAATGTTTCGATGACCTCCCACAAAGCAGGGCCGGAATTTGGCCGAATGATTAGGGAAGGGCGCAAATTTGGCGCGGTGATTTATGCAACCACCCAAAGAATGCAAGAAATCGACAAGACAATTTTCACACAAGTACAAACAAAAATAGTCGGCGGCCACGATATTCGAGACGCTGAATTTGTATCGCGATACATAAACACACCGGCCCAAGAAATCTACAGCTTGAAAATCGGAGAGTTCTATAGCAAAGATTTAGGGCCAACCGTAGCCAAAAAAATCAACGCCAGAACCAAACCGACAGCAAAACCAACTAAAAAACCCACACCGCGACCAACTGCTAAACCGCTAGAACCCGACATAAAATCAGGGGTTCCAAAAATGGGGTCAGGTCTTGAAAAAAACACTTGACACAAAGGCACTTTGACCCGCTAAGGTTTGGGGACTTAGGGGGGAGTAAATGAGCAAAACAGTCACAACAATTTTAATTGGCGTTGCCGTTTTGACCATTTACAACCACGTAATTAAACCAACATTTGAGGAATAAACAAATGTCACGATCACAATTAATGGCGGCAGTTACAGCCGTGGCAATGGTTGCAATTCTAAATCGAACAGATTTCGGCAAACAATTACTAGGGTAAAAACTATGAACCGACAAGCAATTCACACAGCGCTAACCGTGGTTGTAGTTTTAACGCTAGCCAATCAATTTTTTCCTAATGTCGTTAGCGGCAGGAATAAATTTTTTAACTAAACAAAAAGACATCGTTTGGATGTAAAACAGGAAAAACAGTTATGACAGTATTAACTAGAAACATGCCAAGCTTTAATGGTGTCGCCGCGAATTCAACTGCTACGCTGGATTTGCCTCTCGGATTGACCTATAAAGGAATAATGCTTCAAAGGGGCGGGACAACATTTACAAATGCTCACATAAGCGAAGTTAGAGTAAAAGGAAATGGCCGATTGCTATACACGGTAAGCGGCGCGGACCTAGCTATTCAGAATCAGTTCGATGGCCTATCGAATCCATCCGGTAATTTTACTTACATCGATTTTGAGCGCCCAAAATTGAAAACAAAGGCGGCAACCGAATTAACGGCAATAGGAACCGGATCACCTTTAAACAGTGACCCAAATTCACCGCTCTTTAATCCAACGCCTCTAACAACCTTGCAAATGGAAATAGACATTGGCGGCGCGACTGCTCCCACATTAGCCAGTACAGCCTATCAAATCGGGCCAAGGCCATTGGGCGTTCTCAAAAAGAGGCGGCGTTTTTATTTTACTGCGTCAGGCGCGGGGGATTTAGAAATCGCAACACTCCCTAAAGGCGATGTGATCGACAAGATTTGGTTTATTCCAACAGGCAATCACATTAATTCAGTGAGATTAGAGCGAGATAATTTTATTGTCTTCGAGCGATCCAAAGCCCTAAATGATCAATACCAAAACGAATTTGGCGTCAGGACGCCCCAAGGTAACAATTTTGTTATCGATCCTTCAGAACAGGGATTTGGCAACAATACTATCGTTTCGAATGTAAACGACTTCCGATTGGTAATTTCCGTAAGCGCGGCAACCACGTTAACTACCTATGTGGACTACCTTGGCGGTCTATCAGGAAACTAAAATATGAACCAACAACCAACGCGACAAAATCCGTTACCAGCGTCAAGCGGTAACTCCGGCGGCGGTTCCTTTTGGAGCCGTATCACCGGAGCAACGGCGGCGGCATATGAGGGACTAGCCAACGTCTACATGGCTAGAACAATGGCCGACATGTTTCCAGAGGGAATGTCCACAACCACACGGCCAACAAACCTAGATAATGCAGTAACAGAGGCCCGACCAAGTTCGGCAACAGGGCAGGTGATTGGGGGAGTTAACAATTCGACCTTAATACTTGGCGGGGTAGGAGTAATCGCTCTAATAGTTTTAGCAATGAGAAAATAATGCCACCAATCCCACCTATTTCAATCTCCAACCCTCAAACAATGGGGCCATCGAGAACAGGCGGCGATTCAGTCATAAATTTTGGCGGGGATCAGCAGGGCCTGTGGATATTAGGCGGCGCGGCCATTATCGGATTGTCGATAATTTTGGCGAGAGGGTTATAAGTGGGACTCTTTTCGAGCAAGCAAAAACAAAGCAGTGCACAACAAACCGGGGCAGTGGAGGAACGCGGAAGCCAACAACAAGTAACCGTGGGCGATGATCTTAGCGGCGGCATAACGTTCAACCAAATAGATGCGGGAGCCGTAGAAGCCGGATTAAATGTAGCATTGTCGGCCACAGAAGCGGCGCTCGCCACCACAGAAAGCACGGTAGAAGATTCATTCGCATTTGCCGCTGGTAGCCAACAGGCGGCGAATGAAATTGTTGAGGATGCGCTAGTTTTCGCAGGAGAAGCCGCCACACAGGCCAGTAATACGGTAAATATGGCATTTGATGCCCAAGCGGTGCAAAACCAACTCTACGCAGATTTGTCGGCGGCAATGACAGCCGACATTCTCGCATTCGGGGGGGAAGCTCAACAAGCTAGTTATGATTTTGCGGCGGCGTCCGTGGGGGAGGTAAGCGGTTTATTGACGCAAGGCCAAAACGTAGCGGCGGGAGCAATTC